AATGCCAGCCAGAGAGTTTTTTCGGCTAACAAAGAAGTACGGTAACGAAACCGTGCATTCTAAAGAATTTATACAAGATTATAATAAGAGGTTCAAAGATCTCTCACCCAATAACGCATAATGCAGGATAAAGCTAATAAAGACTTGTATGATCTAATATCCGCACTCGCGGGTACATCTGATTTTACCACTGCTGAAATAGCTCATCTATTAGCTTTAGCTAACAGGCGGATGTACGAGGCGTATAACCGCACACCGTACTGGGTGCGGTATTTAACAACTGGAGAAGAAAGAACTATAGCAAACTCTATAGTTCCCTTTACTCAAACCAGTAAAACAGACATTGGTGAGTTCCTCAGAATACACAGAGAAGAACCTTTTCTAAAGAACTCAACTATTGAATTTGAATTTTTTGTAGAAAGTGATGGTGCTCATGTAATGAACCTCACTACATCAGACGCCACCAGCGTTTATGTTACTTACAAAAAACCAATTACTTTGCTGACAAGTCTAGATACTGATGGATCTGGATCTTTGACGCAGATTCCACAAGAATATTTCTACTTCATGGCTCACGCCACATACGCTGATTTTCTTCGAATGGATGGACAACATCAGAAAGCTGCTTTTGAAGAGCAGATTGCTGAAAACTATCTAGGAGAAGTAATGGATAATCCACAGCAAGTAGCAAACAACAACACCGTAGGAAAGCGTTTTCGGACGCACGTATCTCAACAATCACGATAAATGAATAGCTTAGTTACAAATCTATATCCTCGTCCGAATGCAACGGTTGCTGGAGAAAACCTATCCTGTGCAACATCAGGATCTGGAGTTTCTTTTGCCGCTTTTGATAGCGACACGAAGTACTGCATGATCGACGTACAAGACAACAACGTCATTGTTACATTTGACGGCAGTGCACCTACCGCTTCGAACGGACACCTTCTTCTGAAAGAAAAGGGTCTTATTACTCTTAGCGTAGAAGCAGCTCGTGCTGCTAAATTCTTGGGCGTTAGCGGAGCATCTATTGTTCACGTTTCGCAATTCGTATAATGAATGCCGAGCTAAACAAGCTCGGCTTGGGAGCGACTGGATCAATACTTGCTTTGTCCTTTCAAGGGATTAGTGAGATACTGTCTATAGTTGCATCAGTCTGTACGATAGCGTACATGGGGCTTTGGATATATAAAACGGCAAAAGAATTAAAGAAGCGATGAGTGGAGAACTGGTAGCCATGCTTGGAGGTGGGGTTACGGGATTTGTTATGAAACTAATCTCGGCCCAAATGAACATCCAAGCAAACGCTATCAAATCCATGATTCAAAAGCAGGAGGTTTCAGATGCTTCAGCAGACAGGGCAGCAGAAAGATCAGGAGAAAGCGGAGCGTGGGTGCGTAAGCTCATTGCTATGTGTATACTCTTCTCAGTCGTATTTGCTCCCTTCATCATGGCATTTTTTGACATCCCAGTAACAATCGAAGCCCAGAAATTAGGTATATTTAAATTTTTAGGAATAGGAGCAGATAAATGGAAAAATTTAGAAGGGTTTGTGCTATTGCCTGAAGTGAGACAGGGAATGCTAGCCCTGCTCGGATTTTATTTTGGAAGCTCTCAGGTTAAGTAATGGAAGTAAGTGATAAGACAGCAGTGACCATACCTCTACGCAACTTGGTTGCGTTGATTGGGTTTACCATCGTTTCGGTTACGGGCTATGTAAACATGACGAGCCGCATCTCATCGCTTGAGAGTGGTCAGAACATCCGGGATGTAGAGATTGGCATGAACAGCGAGTTCCGTATTAAATGGCCTAGAGGGGAGCTAGGAGCTTTACCCGATGATGCTGAACAAAACCTTAGACTGCAATATTTAGAAAAAAACATGGAGGAAATTGGCGCTACTGTAGAAAAACTAAAAAGCTACGGTACTGTTAATTTTGAACTACGAGACAAGAACTACCTAGACGTAAAGGAGTAATATGGCGTACAACGGAAAGAAAACTAAAAAAGGCGGCAGCAGAAGATCAACTAGAAGGAAGTCGGGATACTGATGCCAAAGGGTAAAAAGAAATCTTGTGGTTGTAGAAGCTGTATGGGAAGGCGAAGGATACGATAATGGGAATGGGCGTAAAGCACTACCGAAAAGATGGCAAAGAGCATAAAGGCAAATACCACAAAATGCCCAATGGTCAGCTTCATTCCGGTAAAACGCATAGCAGATCTTCCGTTAGATTGTACCACTACGGGGAACTATCTAAAACCTCACAAAATAAAGCTAGAAAGTCTTGGAACGTATAATGCCGTACAGCGAATATAGTCCAGCTCAACGTCGGCTTGCTGCCGTTGCCCCACCTCGTAAAAAAATTACAGGTGCTGACTTTAAAGCACTTAGAAGAGGCAAGAAAAATGGCAAGAAAAAAAGCTAAAAGCGGAGGCAAGATTTGCGAAGCAGGCAAGGCTTGGGCCAGAAGGACATTTGATACATACCCGTCTGCTTACGCTAATTTAGCCGCATCTAAGTACTGCAAAGACCCCAATTACGCTAAAGCCTCTAAGAAACGCAAAAAGAAAAAATAATAATGTCTCAACTTAGACAGTGGCTAAAGCAAGACTGGGTAAGAATAGGAGCTGATGGTTCTATTAAGGGAAAGTGTGGAACCTCTCCTAATAAGAAAAGACCAGATCGGTGCTTGCCTAGACGCAAAGCCCTGAGCCTTACAAAAGCCGAACGAGCTGCTACGGCAAGAAAGAAAAAACGTGCAGGAGCAAGAGGCCAGAAAGTTGTAGCTAACACACCTAAAGCAAAGGTAAAAAGTGGCTAAAATAGATAAATCCAAGATGAAGTGCAACAAGCCTCGCAGACAGGTATCTGGAGGTAAGAAGTTTGTTGTAAAAGCGTGTCAGGGCGGAAGAGAGAAGATTGTTCGCTTTGGGGACGCTAACATGAGCATCAAGAAAAATAACCCCGCTCGCAAGAAAAGCTACTGTGCAAGGTCAGGTGGCATCAAGGGAAAGAGCAACAAGTTATCGGCGAACTACTGGAGCCGTAGAGCTTGGAACTGCTAATGGCAAGATACGACAGATACGGTAAGCAAGACGACCGGATAGTAGAAGAACTCGATACTGGATTTATCGGGTTCAATAACCGTTTGCGTCCAGACCAACTTTCTCCCGGAATACTAAGGGAGTCAACTAATGGTCGCTTAGGTCTGAACGGCGAGTGGCAAACAAGAAAGCCGCTTGACTTCTTGGCATCACCGTTTCAACCCGCTCCACTAAAAGCGGGGTCTGTTCGTTTGCACGACGGAGCATGGCCTTCTATTTCTGGAACTCCCTCTATCAGCAGTGGTACAGTAACAATATCTTTTGCTACGAATGCGTTTCCATACGAAAGTCAAGCTGCTGCTAATTGGGTTGGTCAAGTAGTAAACCTTACTGGGTTTGCTGGAGATGTTCCAATAGACGGGAACTACGCAATAGCATCCGCTCCAGCTAATGATAGAATTACGGTTCTTATAACTGGCCTTACTAGCATAACTACAGTCGGCACTGTAAGGGGTCCATATTTAGACGATACAGCGATTAACGAGATTGAAGACGCAATAGAGTACAGCGATCCTAATAACAATTCAGAAAGCTATGTACTGTGTGTAGGAACCAACAAAGCATCTGTCGTAAAAACATCAGATAGTTCAACGGTAGACATTGACTACCCAAGCGGGTTGAATGCTGCTGGCGGAAAGGCTCTGCAAGCGTTTAACAAGGTATTTATTTTTAGAGATGGCAAAGTTTCGTTGGAGTGGGACGGTGTGCTAACGGGGACTCCTGATTTTACTAGAGTTGCAAATGGATCTTTTACAGACCCTGAAGACATTATAGTTCCCGCTGGAAGTTTTCAGATTGTGAACCAGTTGGCAACGGTGGTTTCAGACACTGGATCACTTAGCCAAGGTACTTCTATATTTATAAAAAATGGTGTTAATTCAGACATCGCAGACCCAGATGAAACAGAGTACGATGTTAGTGGGTCTGGTCTGAAGCAAGACTTTGAGTTCTTCGTAAAAGAAGTATTTGTTACAGATAGTAGTCCTTTAAGCATAACTACAACCAGCCTTAGTACAACATCTGGAACTGGTGAATTTACTGGGTACAATAAAGCAACATTTACCACATCAGCAGGACATGAACTAAAAGTTGGCGATCCAATTACTATAGCCAACTATCATTCATCCGTTAATGGAAACAGGATAGTAGCTGAAGTGGGTAGCACCACAACATTTTCAATTTATATATCTGGAACATTAAGCAGCCAAAGTCCGGGTGTATCTCCCACTGTAGGAATTAAAAAAGGTTTTACTTTTTCAGTACCCACTGAAAGCACAGTAGGATCAACATCAAAAGAGACACTTGAGGCTACTCCAACATTTGTAGAACAAGCTTCAGAGGGTGCTGGATTTGTTCATATGCCAGCTCCTCCATTTGGAGAGTACCACCAAAAAAGAATAGTAGTGCCTTTTAGGTACACAATGGATGAAGATACAAGCGGAACAACGATTACCGACAGGAATATACATGATGAGCTTATCTTTTCTCAACTTTTAGATAGCGACACTTACGATGTTATATTTGGTCAGTTTAGATTAAACGCAGGAACTTCAGATTTTATAGTTGGACTTCATTCTTTTTCAGAAGACAAATTGGTAGTATTTAACAGAAACAGCATACACTTAATTAGCAATAGCTTTAAACTAAAAGACGCCAGAAGCACCTTGATAACAGATGAAGTTGGATGTTTAGCTAGAAAAACTATAGTTCAAGTTGCTAATAATCTAATCTTTTTGTCTGACAACGGAATCTATGGAGTGGACTTCCAAGACCTGTACAACTTGCGTGGCAGAGATCTTCCACTATCAGCTACTATTGAGGCTACGGTTCAAGATATAAATAAAGATTATGCA